TTAGCATACGTAATTGCAGCAATCTTGTTTCTGACGGGTCCAATATTAGCATGCCTTCCTTCATAATCCAACAACCTAGCATCTCTGATATCTTTTCTTGTTCTGAACTCGATGTAGGCATGGTAGTGACTTTCTCCATCTTGATGTAACTCTCTACTGGTGATGAGGTGACTAGGACTAAGTTTGAGAATAAGCCATTCGTGAAGATCTTCCAGGTGGACATTGGTTCTTGGCCATGTAACAAATAACTGTTTAGCATATATTCTGAACTGACCACGCATTGCGATATTGGCATGAGGATGTTCCATACACTGGTGGTCCAACCGTGTTATACTTATAGGAAATTAGGGTTTTTTTACCACTTATGGGATTGTAACCCAAAAATAACATCATAGACTACAGGTAGAGGGAAGCGCCCTGGTGTGAACCAGGGCAAGACAGACCCCCGTAGTGGAAATGTGGCTTAGTAAACTCTCTTTATCTGCAGTGGATCAGTGGATCTTCTGGGGTCTGCTGCGCAAGTAATAATATTACGCGCAGCCAGACCCACGGGTGATTTTAGTAGCAGTATTGTAATACAGGGGGTAATGGGAAGAGTTGTGCATAGACCAAGGTTCGCAGGAGTGCGTAAGATCGGCAGAGCCGTTAGAATGGGAGTAACAGGAATCGCTAGTGCAGCATTTCGTAACAGAGGAGCTAGAAGTAGACCACGTGCATCCAGAGGAGCAACGTACGGAAATTTGACATTTCAGAACGACGAGTCAGTTGTGTACAAGAGACATCGTGCCCCGCGGAAGATACGCAGACGTCACAAACGGGCGTTCAAGACGTTCCAGTATAATATGGACAAGTTACAGTCCATGAAGACATGTATCATTTATAATAGGTCGCTTCATACTGCTACCCCCACCGGGACTGCCAATGGGCAGGCCGTTATGGGAGTTACTATGTACGGGTATGCTACGAACACGTACGCTTCGAACATTGATCCGGGAAATGGTGACATGCCTTGGATTTTTGCTCGAGAAAATGGTGGCTATCCTACTATTGATGATGCTACTCGTAAGCTTAGATTCAGAAGCTGTGTTATGGAATTTACTGTCACTAATGAGCTTGTTGCTGGTGCTACTGGTGATTTACAAGGAATTTTGGTATTGGATGTTTATTATGTAATTGCTCGCAAGAATAATGGATTGACTGCTGACCCCGCTTTGTTTTGGGATAATGCTGTCCAGAATGAGGCCGCCGGTAATATGCCTAATGCTATTGTATCTCATAATCGTCTTGGTGTAACTCCCTTTGATGCCTCCAACTTTGGTAGATATTGGTTAGTTAAGAAGAAACGCAGAGTTAGACTTTCTCCTGGTCAGGTATACAACTTTCAGATGAGAGATCCAGGAAACTACACACTTAATATGCAGGATATTTTGAACTTGAAAGCTAAGGCTAATTTGACAGAAGGTGTCATTTTAGTTGGTTATAATTCAGCTTATAAATTTCAGGATCCAGACTACGTTCCAGGTGATGTTGAGTATTCAGTTACTTATCGTAAAACATATCACTATACTGAAACTTCGTCTAGTATTGATGCTATTGGTACTTAAATAAAGAATTTTTTTATTCGTCTCATAATTGCAGCGTCTTCAGTAAAGATGTCATCGTTACTCAGAAAGATTTTCGTCAGTTTCGCAGGTAAATTGATTACGGAATAGCGAACATGAATCTGTTGAGGGTGATCTGTATCTACTATCATGATTTGATTGGTTCGAGGTAGGTGATGAAAGGACATGTCGTCGAAGATCAGGGCTACATGGTATCCACAACGGAACTGTTTGAGTGTATCCAAGTGCCTTACAAAGAGTGCAGGCTTCGGTACAACTGTTAGTGCCCAAGTTGTCTTTCCAATGCCTGAAGGTCCCTTGATCCAGTTTGTTCTGCTCGTTTCTGGAATTAGCAATCGTAAGTACGGTGCGTGGATCGAGCCCTCTATTGGCGTCTCTCCGGTGATAGTATTAATATCATTAGCCTGTTGAATTGTATAGTTCCATGCTTGCAGAGCATATTGATAAGAGACCTTCATTTTTCTGCAGGTTTCAAAGTATTCAGGTAATTCTTTTTCTTTTGCCAGCTGATAAGGGTTGAATTCGTCATTTATTCCTTCATTAAACCATTCCAAGAAAGTCCCATCCTTTTTAGCATACGTAATTGCAGCAATCTTGTTTCTGACGGGTCCAATATTAGCATGCCTTCCTTCATAATCCAACAACCTAGCATCTCTGATATCTTTTCTTGTTCTGAACTCGATGTAGGCAT